CCTGTTTCGCCTATTTGTTTAATTAGACCTCCACCAGTTGCGTCTTCGTTACCTTGAAGAATTCCTCTTGCTGTGGGATCAAATAATTGACCTGCTACAGATCCAATTCTATCTTCTCCCCATCCAACAGTATTCATATCTGCGATGGAGTTGGGCATCGGAATAACAATGGTTTCAAGAAGTTCAGAATTTCTAGTTCTTACAAACTGACCTTCAGCTATATCTTCGTTTACACCAGGAAGTCCTCCAGCGGGAACATATTTTGCAACTGTGATTGCCATGTGATCCTGAATATCCAAATCCATGTCGATTGGATATTTTAATGTTCCTTTCACACTCTTGGTGTATTTTCCTTCTCCTACAGATCTTTCGGCCGCATTGAAATCTACTCCACTAATAGGTGTGGATGGTAAGGGACCAATAGCACCATTTTGTTCAAGAGTTGCTGAGTCAGAAGTATTCAGAAATGCGTTGATTGCTGAACCAGATCTTTCAGCCAATTCGTCTAGTTGTGAACGTCTAAATGACCCCACATATAATTCTATACCTTCGCCTCTATAAATTCTATATTGTCCTAATGGGTTATCATTTCCAAAATATTCATTTTTTTGATCCTGAGTTAATGATCCAATTTGGGTTTTATTTTTTTCCAGTTGCTCGATATTCGACTCGACGAGAATTACTTCACCTTCACCAGCTCTATATTGTCCAATCGATGCAGCTTTTAAACTCCACTGTTTTTTATCAGTGTCAACCTCAACGTAAGTGCTTTTGTCAGAGTTATATTGTCCTTTAAGTACTGGCATTATTCACCCCTCCATGCGCGATACGAGGGGAATCTATTACCTGTGCTTGTCTTTACGAACTCTTCGGTTGGTAACATGGATACGTCTGCCATTTCAGATTCTGGTATTTTCATCATGTTACCCTGTACCCCTTCAAATCTATATCTATGGATGGTACTATTGGGTACAGTTACACCATCGCCACTATTTATTAGGCCTTTTGCAACAGCCTCTCT